CTGGGACGGGACCATGTTATTAGCTTGTACTTAATCGCAGCAAAAGACAAACAAATCTCTGACATGAAAAAGGAATTAGAAAATCTAAAAATAAAACATTCTGATCCTCAAATGGAAGCGATAAAAAAGCAGTCCGATAATTTCACCTATAACGAAGATTATAATTCAAATAAGGGAGTTAACCCTTCGGAAGTAGATAAATTTTTGGCAACTGCAAGTGTATCTGAATTAGAAAAACATTTATATAAAAGGAGTTAAATAAAATGTCAATTTTTACTGCAAACGATGCTTTTCATAAGCAAGTATTTCTCGAGAAAGTTTTTAGAGAGAATTTATCATCAAGTTTTTTCATGAAGTTTTCTGGTGCAGATGTATTGGGTGTTAATGGGTCCACTGGACACATCAACCCTATTGCTGACAATACTAGCTCAACTTTATCAGTTCAAGGTAGCCCGATCGTGGTGCAACGTGATTTAAGCATTGGTCAAGGTGGCGGAAAAATTAAAATGCCATTGGTTAAAGCTTTAATCGGAGATGGTCTTAAAGGGTCATCAGGTGTCACTTTAGAGGACAACCTTGAAAGTCTAGCCGCTTCTAATTTTGAGATTGAGCTAGAAGAATACCTCCATGGTATTACTGCTGATAATCCACTTGGTCGTCAGCAAAGTTATTTTTCAATAACTGAGGCTTGTGCAAACGCTCTTACAGCTTGGGGAATCGAAAAGATCGATAATCTATGTTTTGATGCACTGCAAGGATCAGCGTCTAATATTCTTTACGCTGGGGGAAAAACATCAATAGATCATGCAAGTACAGGATTAGAAGCTAACGATAAACTCACAATTGACTTGCTTCGTCAGGCTAAAGTTCAGGCTAAATCTGGCTTTAAAGGGAAAGGCGCTGCAAGAACACATCAGAAATTTAAAATCAAGCCATATAAATCAGGTGGCAAAGATTATTATTTTGTTGTGCTTCATCCTGATGTTATGTATGACTTACAACAAGATTCTGAGTTCCAAGATGCGATGAAATATGCTGCTGATAGAGGAAGTTCTAATCCTTTATTCACTGGTGCAGATGCGATTACAATGGATGGGTTAGTTATTTTCTCACATGACAGATCGTATATCACAGATCCTGCCGGAACAGGAGAAAGTGATTGGGGGTCAAATTCAAACGTGCCAGGCGCAAAAGTTTCTCTTTTTGGTGAAAATGCTTTAGCTATTGCATTAGGGAAAGCGCCTCAAATTAGCACTCAAACTAAAGATTTTGGTCGGTATATTGAATATGGGTATCAAGGGATTTTCCAAATTAAGAAGATTCAATTTGATTCCCAAGACTATGGATCTTTAGAAATTCGTTGTGCAAGAACACGAATTAGTGATGATGCCCGTAACTAATAACTAAAAAAGGAGAGAAATAAATGGCTACATTGACACACATAACTGATAAAAGAATTCCTGGTAGTTCTTTACCTGGTAAAGTAATCACTGTTTCAGAAGAAATAGACTTTTCTACGACTGGCGCTGCCTCTGGTGATGTTGTTCAAGCTCTTAATATTAAGGCAGGTCAAACTGTTTTAAGAGCTGGGTTAAATGTTAGTACTGTTGAAGGTTCAACCGCCACAGCTAAATTAGGCGACGGAGCAGACAATGATAGATTTGGGTCAGGGATCAACCTTAATGCTGCTACACAGTCTCAGTCAACAGCTTCATTTAAATATGCATCTGATGACACAATTGATATTGTGGCTGGGGCAACATTAGGTAATGCCAAATTAACAGTTTGGGCGGAAGTGACAACAACCGTATCATAAGATGGGCTTTAACGTTTCAGGAGCCTCAAATATACACTCTAAACAACTTACTATTAGTTCTGGGAGTGCAATTTCAAGCGATTTAGCTTTAGGATCCGAGACGCTAGTCGGGATTACCACACCACCTACTTTAGATGGCACGAATAAACGTGTTTATATCGAACAACAAATCAAAGGGGTGTGGTACCCCTTTAAGGGGGCGGAAAATGATGAGTACTACTACCTTTACATTAAAGACGGAACTGCAACAATAAACCCGTTAGTCCCAGGTGTTTTTTGTTGTTTAAATCGCATCCGGGTTGTGGCAGAAACAACTCAAACATCAGACCGAAAGTTTATATTGATATTTACAACATTAAGGACTTTATAGATGATTTTATATGACAACATTATTACTGGAACGATTACGATTGGTGGGGTGTTTATTACCCTTAATGACAATTATATAAGGATTTAAAAATGGCAATTGGGGCATTTGGGAAATCGTTAGGAGATGTCGCTTCAGATGACAACAAAGTACCTATAATCCCACAAGCTGGAAGCAATGATTATTATCTGGTTATTAACACTCAAAACAAGACAACAAAAAAAATATTAGCAACCTCAAATTATCCAACGGTTAATACTTTTGCTGATTTGCCAAGTTCAGGGATGCTCACAAATGATATTATTGTTGTAAGGACTACAACAGGGGTTATTGGGTTTAGGAAGTTGAAAGGATTATATATTTATACCGGAACGGCGTGGGAACGATTATCACCAAGTTTCCATGCAACTAGCGTTTATTATGACAATTCATCATCAGGGCTAAGTGCGACTAATGTAAATACTGCGATTGACGAAGTTAAAAATTCGATTGGTGTTATTCCTGATGAGTCTGTAACTAATGCAAAAATTGCACACGTTACTACTTCAACGGTTAAAGGAAGAACAACCGCAGGGGTCGGCGATTTAGAAGATTTAGATATTAGCACTACTTTAAAAACAGCATT